GAGAAACAAGAGTTAAATCTGCTAGTGTTTTTGTGGTATATAATGCTCCATCTGGTTCATAGATTGTTAGTGTTAATGTAGTAGGATTTGTAAGAATTCCATCAGAATCTCTAACCGTAATCTGACAGACTATTGTTGTTCCTCTAGCATATTTTGTCATTATTTATCCTCCAATTCCCCAGACATTCTATTCGAATCTATGAGTGTTCCATATAATTTCGATGTCAAGACAATGATGGAATTAAATTGAACTTGATTGGGCTGTGCTATGTTCATCTTAAAAAACCTCACTTAACTTTTGCTTTTGTTTTCATATCCTCAACAAAGATACCCCATGTATTAATTTCATCTTTTGTAATTTTACCTGTAATTATTTTTCGTATTAATGCTATCTCGTCGTTAACATCATATTTGTCACGAATCATTGCATCTATTAATGTCTTCTCATTAGTATTATTAACCTCGACATACTCATAATCAAAACTGATTGATGGTTCGCCTGTAAACTCATCAACCTTTTCAACTTGAATTATATTATATCGAAACTGTATTTTGCCTGCGGACTTTTCGAATTGTTTTGGATATGTATTTGAATTTCCTTTCATTGTATAACCTCAAGTTAATGTGTATTGAATGTTTGTTTCCTTTATTGTATCATAATAAGGTATATATTTAGTATAATAGATATTTTATATTCGTACTGTATCTCTCAATGGATTACTAATATCAGTGGCTATGCATATATCTGACACAATATTATGAATTGAATTATTTAAATATCTAGTTTTTAGATTGTAACAATTTGCTGGTTTCATCCAACCATCATAGCTCATTATTTGATTAACAATATTACTATGCTTTGGTTGAACTGTGTTTATTTTTACAATAGTATGTTTGAATTTTGTAGATATTGATTTTCTTAATAATGTATAATCATGAAAAAATCTATATCCCAAAAAGTCAATTCCTCTAATATCGACTGAAAACACTTGCCAATTATCTTTAAGTTTTAAGTTTAATTCAGATTCAATATAATTAGTTGCAACTACTCGCAAATCAGCAAGATGTGCTTTATCTGAATCTAAAATTACAATATCATCACAATACCTAAAATAATATTTACACTGCATCTGCTCTTTCATATAGTGGTCAAACCCAGATAAATAGATATTCCCAAAATATTGACTGAGATAATTCCCAATTGGTACACCCTTTGTTGAATCTATTATTGTATCAAGTATCCACAATACATCAGAATCTTTTATCTTTGTTCTGATAATTGATTTCAATATGTCATGGTTAATTGATGGATAAAATTTACGTACATCCATTTTTAGACAATATTGTGTATTTTCTCTATCTATTAATGCGCGTTTAATACGATTTACACCTTTGTGAACACCTCTGTTTTTTAGAGATGAATATGTATCAGTAATTAATGTTTTCATCCAAATTGGTTCAAGTATTTGTACTATGCAATGATGAATTATTCTATCTGGAAAATATGGTAGTTTGAATATTTCTCGTTCTTTGCCATTATCTAATTTAATATATGTTATGTATTTAGAATTTACAAATGTTTTATTTTTTAGCATATCTTGGATACGTAATAGATATTTTTCAGAATTGGCATTAACCATTTGCACTTCATGGTAATGGGCTTTACCTCGTCTAGCATTTATATGCGCTCGATAGATATTATCCAAGTCATATATTTTCGTGTATAGATTTCCATATCGTTTCATAATTATTTCCTGTCTTGATTTACCTCAGAGCATTCGAATCATTTCTGACCTACTAACACCTATGAGATTTATGTTTTGTATTTTGGCAAGAGCCATGGTTTTAGTATTCAATTTTATATATCAAGACAAACGCGAACTGATATTAACATTGACATTCGAAGATGTGTTATTCGCATTCGTATAGAACGTACCTGCATTCGCACCGTTATTCGCATTACTACCTAGTTTGAAAACACGCCAACTGGTGAATACCTCAACCAAAATATTATCTTTATTGTTTTTTATTATCACCTCTCTCTAATTAATGTTATTAATAAGACAAACGCGAACCGACATCAACACTGACAAACGAAGATGCGCAATACGCAGCCGCAGAGAACGCACCCGCAGCCGCACCGCGACCCGCATTACCACCCAGCAAGAAAACACGCCAACCTGTAGATTGCCAGTAATAATCAGTTATTTTAGTTGTACTAGTTGCCCCTACACTTGCAGGTAAGAATCCATTTGAAATTTGTTGCAGTGTATTCTGATACCCATCGGTTGCCACTAATGTTACTCCAAGATTTGTGTAATTTGTTGCAGTATCATCTGCAAAATCAGTACCAGTATTTGAAATATATGGAACATTATTATTGATATTAATTCCATCAACCCATTTCCAAACATTACCATAGAAATTTTCAATGCCTCTATAACTCATATATGCAGCATCAGTATTACCACCAATATTTCCAGTTCCGTTACCATTAATATTGGATTTACCACACATTCCAATATACGAGCCAGCTGTCCATGTACCGCCACTCAATTGAGTTCTTCCCGCTCCAATCACAGACTGTGAATAAAATGAACCATATTCAATAACGTACAATAACTGAATTGCACTTTTTAAACTATAATATTGTTGTAACCACTCAATACCTCGCTGCGCTGCCATGCCTCTAAATTCTGCTCTGGTTTCATTTGTTTTTGGATATTCTCCAGACAATGAACATAATTTATCACCTGCCGCATACAGATTAGCAGTAATATCAGCAGGTGCTACCATTGCTCCAGCAGATGCATCGTACATCGAGCCTTCATATGCACCCATATATCGATAATCAACTTCTACACCATTTTTTATGAATGCGGGATGAACTGTAAACCCGCCTGCAATAATTGGACTTATTTCCCATGTATGCGAAGTACCAGCATATCCATATTTATAATAGAATTTAGGGATTTGCACCATCACTTGTCCTTGTGGATTATCAATGCCAGCAACTCCAGCACCAAGATGTGCAGTACAAATCTCAAATGTTTCACCAAGTGCCATTATATTGGCATCAAGTGACAAGACATTATCAGAATCTTTTGCTGTAATTAACGCATATGTATCATCGGTTGTATTATGAATATATCTTCCAACATAATCAGCTGCAGCCAGAGTAAAAACACCAACATCTGATACTTTATTTGCAGTTCCCACATCATCTGTACCTATTTCAAACGGAGCAACATCATCACGATTATATCCATTTATAAAGTAATTAATAGTCCCATTATCTTTCAAAAGGCATCTCTTCATAGATGCCTGAATTGGAATCAAAGCATTAACAGGACTAACATTGAGAGGTTGTCCTGCCAATGTGCCTGTTCTTGCATAAGTGTCAGCCGATTCATCCCAAGATAACCCGTATGCCGTATTATAAATATCGGACACAAATGCTTTCTTTAAATTCCCTGTATCGCTTGCATCACTAATAAGAACATAATCAGTACCAACTGCTGTGACTGCTGTCTTACCAGTAATGGCTGTTTTATTAACTGTCAAAGAAGTTGCACCAGTTACATCGCCAGTGTGTGTAGCATTTGTAACTTTTGCTGTATTGGCTACGATTTCATCGAATTTAGCCTTCGTAAGCAAGCCAGCTCTTGTTGCACTTGCAGATACTAATGTTGCATTAGTCCCATCAGATGAATTTACATCAACTGTTGTTACAGTTGCAGTGCCTTCAGATAGATTAGTTGTTACGTTGGTCTCTTTTGCTGTATTCAGATTAATTGCAGTCCTATTTTCCTGCAATGCTGCTTCAACATTTACTGCTGTTATAATTGCGCCTGCATCAGCGATTGGAATATCTACTGCACTCACCTGTGTAGCACCTGTACCCCAATCAACCATCGTATCCTTGATTTTGCTTGCTCCAATTACTGTTGCACCATCCCCTGTACTTGTAACATCTCCTGTGTGATTTGGATGAACATACGCATTAGCACCATCTGCAACATTAATAATCGTGCGAACATTTGCTGCAGTCAAATCCTCAACATTACCAGTTGCAGCAGTAACCCTTCCCTTTATTGTAGCAGTAGCAATCTGTGACAATTTGGCGTTTGTTACAGCATTGGCTGCTATGGTTTGTACTCCGTCAGCAACTGAGGTCACATCTCCTGTATGATTTGGATGAACATAATTGTTAGCACCGTCTGCAACATTCAAAAGAGATAATGCTGTTGCTTTTGACAATACTTCTGGTACTCCAATTTCTGCTGTATTTCTACCAATCAAGGATGCTGTTGCCATATCCGCCATTTTAGCAAGAGTAACTGCTTTGTCAGTTATAACTGTTGCACCATCCCCTGTAGATGTCACTGCACCACTATGATTTGGATGAACATAGTTATTTGCATTTGTTGCAATCCCATCAAGTTTTGTTATTTGTGTTGATGTTGCTAATCCATTCTGTGCTGCGGTTGCTGCCTGAGTTGCAACTGTTTGTTGGTCTAATGTCAAGTGATGATAATCATTTGCTGCGCCGCCTTGAATACCACCTAATTCATTATGATTTGCTACAGTCGAAGCTGCAAACTCATGAACGTGTGCATCCTGAATTGATATTATTGTATTTGATGTTGATTTTACAATAATTTTTGCAATTAATTCTCCCATCACATCTAAATATGGATGTGTTATTCCTGAAGGAATTGCTTCTTGTGCTGCTGCTAAATTACCATTTTCATATCCATATTTGATATAATAGTAGCCATCAGCAGTCACATATAACCACTGAACACTATATGAATTAGAAGACATAGTTCCCAATACAGCAGTCCCTGCATTGTATTTTGTAGTGTCAATGGCACTAGCAGAAGCATCATCGATTACCCATGCAGCACCAGCATCATTATAATGTATATACGTAAATGTGTCAGTCCCAGAAGTATTTAATGCTGGAGTTGTCAATCTATTATGACCAAAATACCATACGCCAGAAGTTACTCCTAAATCCAATGTTGCAATTTTAGATGCGACTGATCCTGAAATATATGTGAATATATCTCTCTCTATTAATCTCTCGTGTTCTGTTCGTGTTAAATTTGGAACATGAACACCGTAACTTGCAATATGTGTGCCAGTAGTATTAGAATAAACACGTCCAATAGGGAACATTGTATTTATCCCAATTGCATTTCTATTTGTTGTTGCCTTAACAATAGGATTTCCGACATTATAATCAACATAAATATAATTCATTGATAGTGCAGTCAACAAAAGACCTGTTGTTGCCTCAACTTCAAATGATACTGTTGTTCCAATCTCAGAATCAGTTGTCTTAATAATCCCCTTACCTGCCGAAACATTCACATGAGTTGCATCAACTCCAGCACTTATTATAAATCCATCAATGATGCCTGAACTCTGAACAATATTAAACCAGTGCTGTGCATTATGATGCGTTGGTGTTCCAATAACTTCAAAATTTACTGTACTCGCATCTTGTTCATGTGCACTATTTGCTTTTCCATCAAGGATAGTTTGAATGCCATAAGTCGCATCATTGAAATGACCTGCCGTGATGAGCATTGCTACTGTTTCCCCAGAAGTATGTGCAGAAGCCGATGTACCTTCTTGTGCTCGCACAATTGTTAAATTGTCACCGGTTCTTCCTGTACAATGAACAATTTCCATTCCAGTATCATTGCCAGGATTACTGTATATAGATTTATTCCATATCGTTAATCTGAATGGAAAGGTAGATGGAAATTTAGTTCCATCTCCCGCTGTAACAGGCAAAGTGCTCGCATCAATTGCCAATATACCATTTAATAATGATTCTACATTATTTTTATATATGAATCCTGACATGTTACGCCACCTTTTTACCGAAATAATAACCTAGAATAATCATTAATGGTTCTGTTGGAAATGTCACTGTTCCATCAATGATAGATTGATATGCCATAACTCCAAGAGTAATCCCTACCACTCCAAGTGCCAATATTTCATCTGTATTTTCTGTCAGCAATTCTTTCATAGTAATCACACCCATACTGCTGTCATCATTATTGAACCATTTCCAAGTTGTACCGTAGTAATAGCAGAGAGTGTAGTTACTCCTAATGCCACATACCATGCCGTTGGTGCTGTACCTGCTATCATCTCACCAGTCGTAAATATTTTTGAACTCACTGCAACTGCCATAATTATCACCTCAAAAATAAAATAGATGAGGTTTATCCTCATCCCTTAACCAATAGAAGTTGTAAAACTCCTTCACCTGTTCCAGTTTTTGAACCAGAATTAGTCAATGTAATAACATCGCCTTCTGCTACTGCGGTCTGAAGCAATGTCAAACTCTGTCTATATCCCGTTTCTTTGCTTGCTGCCGATGCGACTTCATCAACAAAATAGTCAACATCATCAGTTCCAACAATGACCTTACCAACAGCAATATTCACACCAGCATCTGCGCTTGAAGCCTCAGTAAATACAAAGTTTGCTTCTGATATTGTATATGCCCTATCTGCCACAAATACATATTTAGTTGATGCAGCACCACTAAGGTCTACTGGCACTTGACTTGAAACACAAATTGTTTCAAAGTCTGTTTGCATCTCATCAAGGATATGTGCTATTGATTTAGTTCTTCCAAGTGGAACTGTTCTACTATGGAGATTTACTCCGCCTGCATCTTTAGTCATTAATTACCACTTTTTATCCCTTCGCTTATGTCTTTTTCTGCCTGTGTTGACATTCCCGTTCTTTTTCGTGCCATCTTAACTGGTTCGGGAATTGGAATTGTCGATTCCATTTCTCTTTCAGCATCTTTTCCGTCAGGAATAAATGTGCTGCCCGATTTGCACAAATTTAGTCCTTCATAAGATGGAAGTTCCAGGACTTCGCCTGGACCTACCGTATGAACTGTTCTTTGTCCATCTATCTTCTGAATGACCACCTCATCTCTTGACGATGTGTTCTTTACTCGCATGATACCACCTATACTATCATGACAAGCATAACACATTCGGCTGCAGATGGTCCGGTTCCAATAGTTACAATATTTGTACTGTAATCTACTGCAGATGGAACTACACCCTGTGCCGCTGTCATTACAATTACACCACGGATAGTTCTACCGTATGGTGCAATTGTGGTTGTCAAATTTACTGTATCCGCTGCCGTCACCGATGCCACACTAACACTCAAAAGTGTCATGTTGCATGATGGTGTCACTGGATTAGATGATGTTACTGCTACTAGTGCCATAATTTGCCTCCTTATTCAATTCCGTATATCTGTGCCATGCCTTCAGGGAACCGATTAATGAGAGTTCTATATGATTTCAAGAAGAATTTCTCACCATCTTCGGTCTTTGCAAGTTTCTCAAATGTGACATCTTGCAATACTCTCTGTTCAAGCATATTAGTATCCACAACCAATATTCTCCTTGCTGTAGTTGCAGTAGGCATGAACTGACTGACTACAATCGGAATCTTACCAACAACTGTGCTCAATGTCAATGCATCAAGACCCCATGCAAAATTCTGGAATGGATTTACATACCTAACGTAATCCATCATCTGATTCTCAAGATTCAATGCAGTGTACGCATCCGTGATAATCAAATTAGGTTTGCCCTTATTTGAAAATGCATCTGCCACCGCAGTCTTGACATCAGTCAATGCTACTGCAGTACCTGACATATTAGTATTGTTGCTTGTACACAATTTGATTAATCCGTTTGGCTCCAGAGGATATGTTGCAGTATCCCCATTAATCAGAGAGCTTTCAATCTCTTCATTCATAGTCTGAGTCTTATTCAGAACTTCCTGTCTCATACTATCAATGAAATGCCTGCTACCAGAATCTGCCACACCCGTAACTTTGCCAGTAACTCTGACATACTTGATTGTGCTTGATGCGAGTTCAGTCGTATCATCACTCTCAGTGAGTGCTGCCTGTTCTGTGCCCCATGTTCCACCGCCTCTTGCAGTAATCCTATAGTAATTAGCAGTTGTACCAAAATTTGTAACTGTTGGAATCAAACCCTTGACAGGTGTCATTCTCCTAGTAATATCAGTTACCTTTTGGTCATATGCTAATGGAGTCATTGCATATCCCGCTGCTCCACTTGCCGCACCAACATTCACTGCTTTCGTAAATGTTTCAGCACCAAAAATTCCGTTCATTGGGTCATCGATGATTGTCTCATCTCGCATTGAACCAAAACTCTTTTCATATGCATCTGTCACATTGACATCCGCGTATTTCATGAAACTCATTATTACACCTTTATCCCGTATGCTTTCGCAATTGCCGCATCAAGATAACCAGTGCCGGCATTCTTTTCAATGACAATTCCGATATCACCATCTTTGACGCCCTTCATGAGTGGGCTCTTTTCTAATACATCCAATCTCGTATCGCTATCTGCTTTCAAACTAGCAACAGCATCATCAACCATTTTCTGTATCTTCTCTTCAGGACATTTCAATTTGTTATCCTCTTCTTTATTATTAGAAAATTCTTTCAGAATATCAATTTCTGCTGTCAATTTCTCAATAGATGTTTCAAGACCTTGAATAGTCTCTGCCATCTGTTCTTGTTCTGTGCTTGTTGCTTTCTCAAACAACTCCTCTACTTTTGTCAATTTCTCCATAAGAGCACCATACTCTTCAGGAGAAATTGACTCGTCTTTGGTATCCATATTTCTTGGTCTCCTGTATAATATATCATGCCACACTTGTAGCAATGAACAATAATTTGTCTCCGCCTCAGCATCATTGACATTCACTATTATGTTAATACTTTAACAATGTTATTATCATTTTTTATTAAATAATTTATTAAGTTGTTCTTTTGAAATTAAATGGTCACCATCATGTATCCTTCCAATTAAATCAAATTTTAAATTATTTCTTACAATAATTTCTTTTTGACTTTGTGATAAATCATCATAGAATACAAAATCTTTATTATGTGGTTTATAATCTTTATATGACCCTTCAGTTAAATCATGCTTAACTTTAGAATCAAATAGTTCATCCATTTTATTAACTTTTTGTGCTATTTGCTCCTTACTTGTCCTATGCCCCTTCTGACCCGAGCCAACTCCACCCTTAATAAAAGAGTCGGCACTTTCTAAAAACTTATTTACTTTCATATATATTTCTCCATTTTCATAAATGAACTTATCAAGGATAGGTGTTTTGATTAAGCGTCTAGATATCGCATTTTCAAATTCTTCCACCGATAACCATTTACCCGCTTTCAATGATTGGCTTTCATAGGATGCTCTTGAAACTGGATTACTCATCTTAATCTTTTCACCTTTTAGTGCTGCAATCTTTTTATCGTTTTCTGCCATCGCTTGTAATAATGGGCTCTTTCGGGAATTCTGTCCAGGTCCGGAACTTTTATGCCCCTTCTGCCCACTCCCTACACCACCCTTCTCGTATGGGCAATTGCCACTTTCACATGCACTTTTCAGAACTGTGAAGAATGCTCCGCTCGCACTGGGAACATCAACTATACTGGTTTCAAGCCAACTCTTAACAAAGATAGTACCATTAACTTTTTTTAGTGCTTTGCCACCGATACTGAATCCCTTATAGACACCATTTTTAATGCTGTTCCACATCCATCCTGGGACATGTTCTTTTTCAATTTTTGCTACCAGATATGGCTTCTCCCCAAAACTAGTAACATGTTCTTTCCCTTCACTATCAATATATTTCTCAACGACAGTCCCGATAGCACCTCGCCATTGTGGCGCTTTATCGTGCATGAACCGAATGATAGGATTCTGCATATAAGTCTTAAAGACATTTCTTAGACTGTCCATGTCCATATTTTCATTATCATGGTCTAAATCAGGATTGCTTGCCTCACCGGCAATATACATAACACTATCATTGATTCCACTCAATTTCTCGAATGTCATCCCGTAATCCCAATCAACCTCATTCTCAATCATTTCATCGCTCATCTTCTTTCACCTTCCTTAGTGATAGTTTCTGATTCACCAAAAACTATTTCTGCTTCTTCCTCAGACATTGTATCAAATATCGCAACAGAACTTATGGGTGTTCTACCATTCTCATCTGAGATGTTTATTTTTCTCATGATTTTACCTCCCACATTTCATCTAAGAAAGTTTGAATATCTCCACCATCCTTAATAAACTTTGAAAGTGACATCCAACTGGTAGACTTCTTTGTTGGTAACTTTGCTCTTATTACAACATCATCACCAGTAAGTTTAATACCATTCCCAAAAATAGTTATCTCATTTTCTGGGTGGTGTGTGTTGTCACCAGTTGCTTTATAATCCAATGCTACATTATTCTTATACTTATCATATGGAATTTTCAACATAACATTAGTCTTCGAATCAGTACCTCTTGCTGTTTTCTGATTACGAACACCTGCATACCACTTGCCCAATGGTTCGCTTTCACTGGTACTAAAAAGTTTATTATCTAATAATGCTTCACCATTTAAAACAATGCTCTCAACCAATGCCTTTGCCGACTTCATATTAGTTTCACCCCTATAGATAAAATCTGTGTGGTGATTCCTGTTAGTTTTTCTAGATGCTTTCATCAACAAATAAAGTGGTGCTTGATATAAATCCGTTTCGTTTAAATTACCCGATACAATCTCCTGCACCGCCTCACCTATTATTGATACGCTATCTGCATTTCCAGAATACCACGAGTAAGAAACAAGTGACGGAATAATATCGGGCATATCTTTAACCCGCTTCAACAGCATCCTTGTTGAATATTTTCCTTTACCTTCGATATTCTCTAAAATTGGCTCATATGTATCATAAAACTTTATATTATCTTTAATAGAATTATAGTTATTCATTAATAAATTATATTCTTTCTTAATGCCACTATTATAAACTAAATCTGAAAATATATCTGCTCTACCTTCTTCCTTCATGCTTTCAACTGTCTCTTCAACTTGCTTTTCTGGTACAGAAAGACTTATGCCTTCTTTCTCCAAAATAAACCTTCTGCCTTCTACTTTTACATTATGAGAAACCAGTGTTCTATTATCATTCTCCACAGTTATGGTAAATGTTCCTTCTGCAGCATTAACATTGCTTATGCCTTCATTAGAATATTTGTTCTTTCTAAAATTAACCAGACCATCCATCAAATCCTTATTTGGTAGTTCCCTTGCAGTCCGATGCCCCTTAATTCCAGACCCAACTCCACCTTTAGAAATATCATCTCGCATTCCATGAAGCCAGTTATCATTTACATCATTTAGTTCTGGTGAATCTCTCATACTAATTCAACTCCAACATTAATCTTTCCGCTCTTCGACATAACGATATGTTCTTGTTGTTCCCAGAAACGATTTTTGACATAATCGTGTCCTATTGAAACTTCTGGACTTAATAAAATATTTTTAATATCAAATGATTTCGATACTACTGCTCCTCCACCCACTGAAAACTCTTTAGCAAAGAAATCTGCCTTTGTTTTATCTGTTGACCAGCTGCTAAGACTATACACATCAATATCTGCCTTACCATCAGCCATCCTTACTTCTAATGCCTCCCTGGCACCTTTATCCAACCCTCTATATAATGTAACCTTACCATCTGGATACTTCCTTCTAAGCATTTCCTGAGTAATAGAATAAATCTTCTTAACTCCAACCTTATTATTCTCAGTTACTCCAACATCCTCGTGCTCTTTTTTTAACGGTCTTGACATCTCACTATTCAATCCAACTGATTCAGTAGCAATCTTATCCATTATATCCATGCTTGTTCCAGAATACCAAATTGCTACCATATCATAATTATCAAAAGTATATCTATCCTTGATATCTTGTCTCTTCATATCAAGAACATCCTTAAACTCCTTCACTAACTGTCCCTCGCTCATCTTCTTCAACTTCTCATGATATGCAGTCCTATGTCCTTTAATCCCCGACCCAACTCCACCTTTAACTATACTACTCGAATACTTCTCATACAGATTTTTAATATCTTTCGATACTGGTAATCCTTTTTTTAATGCACTTGCAATATCTGCTTTATGGTCACTATAAGTATATGATGGGAACTTTTTAAGTGCTTCATTAAAAGTCATTTGCCAAGTATATTGTTTTTCTGTAGTAAATGGAAACTTCTCAGCAATGGACAATGCTTCTTTCCAATTCTTACCACTCTCAATTGCACTAATAAAATTGTATGGTGCAGGATGTTTCTTACTCATCTTAACTTTATTCCAATCATAAACTGCTTTTGCTTCAGCTACAAATTCATGTAAATTTGCAAATGCACCATTCATACCAATTCCAGCAACATCCTTGAAAACATTACTATCATATATTTCCCAATAATTATCCGGTGTTATAATTCTCTTTTCCCACCTATGACCTTCTTCATGTCTTAGTATATGTGCTCTTGTATTAGTATTATGTGCAAAAAACTTATTATTTAATTGTATTTTACCATTTGCTAACAATTGTGCCTCTTCCGTTCCAGAATCACCACCAAATACAAAACCACTTGGTATATTATTAATAAATTGTTTAAGTGTTACTTCAGATAAAAACTTAATCTGAATATCATCCAATCCATAAACTTCAGGAGAACGCGAATCAGTAATATTCGCCTGCCTACCTTCAACAGATGTAGTATATGCACGTAATCTCTCAGTCAATGATAATACTTTTGACTGTGCAGTCGTATGCCCTTTAATCCCTGAGCCAACTCCACCTTTCTCAACATTGAATCCTTCGCGCATTTTTGTTAAATTATTTAATTCATCTTGGAATGATTTAAGTTCTTTTACATATTCGCTACCATCACTAAGAAGTTTTATTTTAGTTACATTTCCTGATTTACCAGAAACTTCAAATTTAGAACCTGGGAGCAATACATTCTCATCAATGCCCATTACTGTCGCATCCACTAAGACAGAACCTTTCGGGACATCAAGTTCAAAAACTTCACCATATCTTTTTGCTCTTTCAAAATCAGGTGTTGCTGACCGTGCACCTCTTGCTTCAAAAGTTTCTCCGACTTTCATATTACTAAACTTCTCACCCCTAAGCCCAAAGAAAACTTTCTTGTTTTCTTTTGTTTTATATTCTTCTCGTGTTGCAAATTTATATAAATCATCAAGATGATGGACAATCTCTACTTCTTTTCCTCTAGATGCTCTTCTTCTAAGCATATCTCTATAATCTGCATCTTTTAAATCTTCCCAAAAAGCGCCCATCGATAAAGGAAGTTGGCTTGTATCTGTCCTATGCCCCTTAATTCCACTCCCAACACCGCCTTTCAAAACATCAATGATAGGTGATTTGAAGATTTTTGCTTCCTTTTGTGCTTTTGTACCATCATACATCTGCCCAGTAATTAATATTATATTTTCAGGTAAAACCTTTAAAGGTCTTGCTGTACACCTGTCGTTTGGTCTCATCGGTGGCATCATATAATGTGTTCCAGTTTCTGGGTCAATAAATGGTTCATCAACTTTCACAATCTGACCATACATTCTTTTACTGTCATCTGCAGTTCTCTTGTTTCCAATAGCAGCATTCCACCACATCTTGTAATTAGCAACATTACTAGTAATCCAGGCATCATTCCGTCCGGTATTAACCGCAGTCATAACCTCTGTTCGAACCAACCTCTCGGTCTCCCACTCTTTCATTCCGGCAAAATCATCTCTAACTCTTTCCATCAAGGATGGTATAGATTCTCTCAAGGATATCCCCTCGATGAGATGTTCTTTCAGATTACCAATAATTCTATCTTTAGTGCCCTGTGATAATAACATTATTCTATTTTCTAACGCATCGATGGTAAACTGGTCCTGTGGTTCAATAAATTTACCCAACGTCTCTTTTTGACCCGCTTTCATACCATGCCAATATCCTTGTGTGACAATGTTTCTCAATATAGAACGCAATGTCTCAAAATTCAATTTCGCAAGTAACAGGTCGACATCAATCATCTAATTCCTCTGCCTATAAATCTTACCACACTTCTCGCACTTCTTCCAATTTCCAAAAGTATTATCTGGTCCCTTATGCACTTTTCCAGCACTACCACACACCGGACACATTTATTATTCCCCTATCATACTTTCTATAAAATTATTCAATTTCACAATATCGTCGTCTTTATTCTTATCTTTAATAGTCATCTCTTCACCAACACCACCCTTTGCTATATCAGGATACATTTCTTTCAAATTATTCTCTAATTCTTTTTGAACTCGTTCCCAATACTCTTTTAACTTCTTTTCGCCATCGTCTTCAATCTTCTTTGTCATCACATGCCCATCTACCACATCCGGCGCCATAGCAAAACCCGCTTCACCACTCACAGCACCAACATTAACCGCCTTCCTAATTTCAATAGGAATATTCTTAATCCCTAATTTTCTAGCAATTATTAATCTGTGCTTCCCTTCAGATAGAACACCAGATTTTAATTCTTCTTCTGTTACTGGTATCGGGTCAAATCGCCCATTTTTCATTCCAGATTCAATTCGACTCATTGCTTCATCTGTTCTTTTCTGACTCATATCGCCAGGATAAGCATATTTTGCGCGCATCTTCCAAGCATCTTCCAAACTTATAGTCGTGTGCCCCTTAACTCCAGACCCAACCCCGCCTTTCTCAACAAACCCACCATCATCTTCGTCCTCTGTAGTATCCCCAGTATCACCGAAAGGATTCCAATCACCAAACATATCGTCTTCCTGCCCCTCTTGACCACCACCACCACTACCTTCAGCAAATGGCATATCAAACTTTTTGTCATCAAGGATATGCTCACCATCACGTTCACGTAGTTCATTGATTGCTACTTTACCGGAACGAATATAGATTTCATCTATTTGCGCCTGTTTCATTTTATCTTCCAGGTCCAACGATGTTTTGAACTTGAAACTAACATCAGGATATTTTTTCCATACTAAATCCCGATTAATAACATCTTCAATTAATTTTAATAGCGGTCTAATTGCCCGACTCTTATGAATGTTCATCTGTTGCATGCCAGTCGCGCGATTCAAATCCTCAGTCCATCCAATCTCGCTAGGCGCAATCTTAAAAATACTCAATACCAATTTAGCAAACCATTTCTGCCCATCCAACCACTGCATCTGTTGGGGATTAAATGGGAATCCCTGAACTTTGACTCCACCACCAGTAACTAACCAGCGTCCCGCCTTCTTCGGTCCCTGCAGATTCTTTTTATATTCAGCCGCTTTCAATCTTAACTCATTAACATCCTTGATGTCAGGATGGTCAATCTGTCCACCGATAAACAGCCCATTCTCCCACAACTTAGAATTTGCCTCAGTACTGTCCATCAAATAATTAACGATATCCTTGACAATCTCCAATCTACTAGTCCCATACATTCCGCGACTATTCGGTCTAGTCCTAAAATACATTACCTCATCAACACTAAACTCTGTGGGAATCCCACTTGGATTTAACCAACTATATTGCCAAAATCTCTTCCATCTTCCACCGATACTAGAACTCTCAATCATGAAACTTCTGCCATCTCTCACACTCAAATCAATGACATCGTTTGCACCCTTCTTCAATTTACCCGTTTCACCATCAAAGTCCTTAAGTCCGAAAACCTTCAATATTACTCCAGCATCATACCATTCCAAATCCGGAATCATCTCAGCCAGACAAACACTAAAACTCTCTTCACTTGGCAAATTCTCAAAGAACATTCGCATATCATTGATAGCCTTTTCATTACCAACTTCTCCCCTCTCTAACTTCTTTCTAGGAACAATATCCCATTCGGCGCTAGTAATCGCATCAACTTTTGCGTCTATACAAATCTGAACCCATACACTCTTTTCAAATTGCTGTAATTCATTATAATCAATATTCCTTGGTCTGCCATAAGGAGGATTAAGCCAATACTCTTCGGTCATAACACCTTTCAATGCCTGACCTCTATTGCCCTCGTCGAAAACAGTAATACTTTGTACATCTGCACGTGGTATAATTTCTTCAGCGCGCACCAATCTATAGTTACCACTAGCCACTCTTCTGATTGGCTCAACAAATGTACTTATTATACTCATATTATCAGTCCATATCAAATATTATACTAGGATTTTTATCTTTCGGTTCATCTGCCAGGAACATCGCCATCACACTACTCCAAACTCCCTATCTCAATCCTACTTCTTAGGTCTATTTTCAAAATCATATTTCGCTTTTCTCTTTTCTTGTTCCTGTTTTGCAAATTCTGAGTGCAAATCAAGTAGTGCTCCCATCTTTCCCCAAGTCTCAGTGCTCCAAGTTTTAGTCTGTTCCTTGTCTTCCATCAAATTCTTAAGTGTCTTCACCATATCAAAATGATTTATATCACCCTTTGAATCTCTAGCCACGGTTCTGTGACCCTTCTGACCCGATCCAGGACCACCCTTCATGAAAGAATAAATAGACTCTTCCAAATTCTCAATTCTATTTCTTAGTTCACTCATCTTAATCAAACTCCATTATCATACTAGGATTTTTATCTTTCGGTTCATCTGCCAGGAACATCGCCATCGCATTACTCCAAAAAGCATCACCGTGCCCTTCATCAGTCTCAACCGCTTTCAAATTATTATCAACCTGTAACATCACATCAATCTGACGTTGGTCGTTTATCAAGGATATGTGTTTCTGACCTATTTTTCGTTCCAGACACGATGCCATTGCCTGATTCATTTTTTTGCTAAATGTAATTGGCTCCATCCATGATGGCAATTCACCACGTTCTGCTAATATCTCAAATTCTCCTCTCGTATTATCATACCCGACAACATCAATCATTAATTGTTCTTTCAACTTCTTGACTCTACCCAACTGAATATTATAATCAATGCCATCCCAGAACATTTGATATCGTTGAACCGCCTTACTACCAACCATCTCGAAAACACTGAAATGACTGGGATGCCGTTTCTTGCCCAAATCCCATCCGGCAAATACATTATTATCTGTATTCAACTGTTTAACATTCTCAATCTCATTAGCCACTTCTTCCAACTGCGCCCGCTTAAAGAATGCATCCTCACTCCGTATCGGAGAACACATATATTCCTTATTGAATCCCTTCTCCAATATTTCTTCTTGAATCTGCAACAATCGATGATATGGAAACATGTTTGGCCATACGACCGTCTTTTCTTTCCAATTCAAGATTGCCGGCTCTCTGCTCCAAAAGAAACCATCATTCGTTTTACTCTTAACCCGCCCTCTCTTCTTTATCTGAAAGAACAAATCATTATCGTCTTGCGGAGTTCCCGCTAAATGCAGTTCACCGCCCTCCTGTGGCAAACTCATAATATCTTCAAAGAAAACTTTTGTAATAGTATTAATAATTGTCAAATTCAACGGATTCTTCGGGTCAGCCAAAATATCATCACAAATCACAACCCGTGGATGTCGACCCCTCTTAAATCCACCTATCCCTGCCGGAGTAACAACAAATTTAATCCGACCTAACTTATCCCAGCTGTAACTCAAATGAGTATCAGCAACGGTTAAATCATAAATATCATTGAAGAATATATTCTTTTTTATCAACTGCTTAATATTACCTGTATGATATGACGCCATCGTTTCATTATAACTCAAATAGAGACATTCAAAACTATTATCCTGACACCTAAATAACTTCCACATCACATAAGCATAAAAAGTAGTACTCTTCAAATGCTTCCTTGCACACAATCTCGCAGTCAATTTATTAGTCTGCAATTCATATGCCCATCTTACCATATGAGGTGCTGGCACCCAACATCCTTCAGGTGGATTCGTCCAACTCCCATCACTATTCCCGTCCCACTTTTTAAAACTCAATGGAAACACATATTGCACAAAATATGGAAAACTATGATATGCTCTCCTTGCTGTATCTATCATCCATTCTAAATCTGTATCATCGATGATAGGTTCATCATTCATAATTAACACATGCATCCTGTTGTATCGTGGGTACAAAATTGTTTCGGCTTAAGGCATCCTCGGCATAAAGAACCAACATAATCCTGCCCCTCTTCAATCTCCGCTACCTTCTCATATACCGAATCAAAAATATGCGATTTACACGGATATAAATATCCATGCTTATCCTTGATAATCCAATCATCCTTAATAGCAATCATATCCCCGTTAAAAGTATGACAAATAAAAGTATCATTAATAAATGAATATGCATCTTGATAAATATCAAGTTCTCTCTCTATTTTCCAGGCACCATTATAAGTGCCGTCGAATTGAACAGCATCAATAATTACTGGCTTCTCTTTAAATTTCATTCTGTTTCCTCCACACTTGCTTCAGATATAATAGTTATTTCAGGATTCTCCTGGCTTATTTTCTGCAGAAGAATACCCATATTAATTTCAATTTTCCGCTCTACCGCATCAACGGTATTAATTCCATTCAGTAAATTATGCTTTAATTTTATTGCTTCCATCACATTACTAGGCGTTACCTGTTCTAGAATTAATGGTCCCTGCTGTATTATAGTATCAAGCAATAATACATCATCCATTATTCTATTTCCCGTTGTTCCGGATTCTATCAAATTTGTAGCCATTTGGGAGGTCAAACATTTGCTGCTCGGAGAGGGTGTCGCTACAACTTTTTGCATCATTGCTTGATTAGAAACTTTTAATTTATCAGGACTTTTCATAATGTCAATTTCATCAATCGCATCAACTTCAGCACGCATCTTCTCTATCAAAACTTTATCATACACATCGCGGGCTTCGGTTAATATCAAATGTTTTTTATGGCTATATATATTCTGAGTATTCAAATTTATATGCCTATACATATTAACAATTCTGTTAACACCAACACCCATCTTAATATCTCGTTCAATTGCTCGTCTCAATCCATCATCAAGACCACAAATTTTACACGGATTTACCATATTTCTCAACTATAATCCAACTATAATAAACTCTAATCAACTATAATAATCCAACTATAATCAACTATAATAATTATTTAACCATAATTTTTCGCAAAAACCCAAATCTCTCACTCACATCAATCTTCCGCAAATCCTTAATCCTAATACCTGGTCGTAACTTCTTCACCAAATCGAACCAAACACCAACACCCATTTCCATCAATTTCTGTCTGCTTCCATCATTCTCAACTAGCCCACAACTATCACAAAAAAACCAACCCTCTTCATCTTTATCCCAAACCAATCTACCCACACAGCCACCACACTCAACACATATACCAAAATCTCGATTATTAATACGTATCATCGATGATGTGCTCAAAATTAGATATTGTATTCCCTTCAAACCAATCCTTGGATGGTCATACAGGTTTCTCGCATCCAAACCCCTTGGTGTACAAATTATTGCGTTACACTAATATATATTTTAATCATATATATAACTTTCCATTTCATGCGCAAAAATAAAGAAATTCCACCCAATTATAAATTAATTCAACAAACTCATAAAATATGCGCCCAAATTTTAATTAAACCCCCTATTTTAATTAAAATTTAATTAAAATCAGTACTTTAATTAAAATTTCAACACAACAATGCCTCGCCCAACGTCGATTTCATTTTTCAAATTTGCTTTATTTGCTATGAAATAAAATTTCTGGGAAAACATATAATTACATAAATGCAATTATTAAATCTGTATGAAATACTTTATGGAGTTGCCACATTATACGTTTTCTCTTTTTTTTTAATACATAGGTAAATAAATATATATAATATATATAATAAAAGTAAACCATGTATGGTCGACGTCACGAAAATTTCCCGTTTTAATTAAACCCCCTATTTTAATTAAAATTTAATTAAAATCAGTACTTTAATTAAAGGAATTCCACACAATAACACACATAACATAATAACATAATAACATATATATAATATAACAACATATATGATACGAGGTACAATTATGTCAAAATCTAAAATAATATACGTTACAATCTCAATTTCAGAGGAGTTGAGACAACGACTTTTCGAACATAGAAAACTTCGCACAGATACATATGATACAATAATAACAAAATCATTAGATGCACTAGACAAGGATATGATATATTGACGCAAATACTATACACACAAGAAGAATACGATGAATTAAAAGAAAAAGAAGAAATCGTAAAAGAAATATATAAACATAAAGAACCACATATGACAGTTGACGAATTCAACAATATGATGAAGAAAGTCGAAGAATATAAAGATTCAATCAGTGTGGATTCAATCGTAACAACAACAATAACTCAAAACATTTCAACACCATCCTCGATAATACCATATATTGAACCACCATCGAAAAAGGAAACATCTGCAGAATTAGATGAGCGCGCATTAAAAATATTATCAGAAAATCCCATGGAATTTCTTTTATCCGAAATCCATAAAATTGTTCCTGGAAATCAACTAATATCAAGGATGCTCATTATTGGCTTCATGTCAATGCATCCAAAAATAGATATCAAACTTCATCAATTAATAACGGGAGCATCCGGCAGAGGAAAATCATATGAAATACATCAATGTTCTAATATATTACATCCAATTTACAAAATACCGTTTGAACACATTTCACCAAAAGCCTTAAACCACTATTGTGAAGATGATGGTTCTGGTGGATGCACGGAAGATGGCACACCCATACCAGGAATTATAAAAAACAAATTACTCTACCTAGACGATATCGAAGAGAGCGACCTACCCATCCTAAAAATTCTTGGAAACAACGATGGCAAAGAACCGTCAGGATTATCAGTTGCAAATCACAAACTCATAAAATATAATTGGGATGGATATCCACTAACAATCTGTTCAAAAGTATCACTCCCCGAAAACGACGAAGACGGGCAAATTCGCTCTCGCTACCTAATATATGGAATTGAAGAATCCCCCGAACACACAAAACAAATCACTGATAAAATGTCGCTTAAAAAGTCATGTTTGTCACCACCAAAAGATGATAAAATCGACCCAGTGTGCATCAGAATAACACATCATTGTCTTGCAAATACAGCAATCAACTCTATAAAATCAAGAAAACCAATACCATATCCCATTAACATTGAACCACGAAATCTAAATTTTTATCTTGCGATGTGTCAAGGATATGCTCTACTCAATCACAAAAATAGAAAAATACATAACGGCACACTAATAATAGACCAAGCCGACATAGACTACATAAACAAACTATGGGAAGAAATCTCAGTATACAATACCGTATCATTGACAACATTAGAAAATAGAATACTTTCAACATTAAAACCAGTTACTGCCCCTCGCTCTCGAGACCAAACAATTCCAGGAATGAAAGAACTGGGCTTCGGTTCACAACCAACAATATCCGCAGCACTCGATAAACTCGAATCGCTTCAAATAATAGCACACATCGGAAATCGACCAAAAGCATACTACCTACTATAATGACACAAAGACTCCGAAAATGTTGTCCGAAATGCAACTCTCTTAATCTCTACAGAAACAAAGAGAAAATATACAAATGTCGTATTTGCTACCACGAAACAAAAACACCAGCAACAAAAATGCATTGATATGATTGTATAAAGGTGGATGTAAATGAAAAAGCACGTAATGGCAATAACATACAAACCAAAGATTATCCCAGTCTTAGATAATAGTTGTTTCCAGACTATACGCAAAGGGCGTAAAGTGTCGGTTGGTGACTCAATATTATTCCATGGTTGGATTGGAAAACCTTATCGTTCAAAATGGTCATGGGAGAAGCGAGTAAAAGTAACAATGACGACCTCTATTATTGTGTTTGATGAAGGGATAAGTATAATAAATAAAGAAGGTGAAATTGGACCGGTCGCGCACTGGTCGGGAGACTACTGCGACAGATTGGCAAAGGAAGATTTCATCGAGCCTGCAACTGGGGAAGAACTTAAAAACGTTTTGTTTGGATTGAATGGGAACCCATCTGCAAAAGAAGAGTATCAAATTATACGTTGGTGAGTTCATGTCCATGAGACAATCAAGGTTCAACTACGGACATCTGAAGAAGTCCGCTTGCGTTGAAGTTATGGAGAGTAAAACATGAATTTAAAAATCAATATATTTGTAAAATAACAATAAAAGAATAAAATAATTAAAATACCAAAAACTATTTATACTTTTAAACCATATATAGTATTGTAAGTAAGTACCTTACAACAAAGGAGAAATGAAAGAAATGACAAAATTTACAGACAACAATAATAAAATGTATGAAATTGAATTTATCGAAATACATGATAAATTTAATGGCATAATTCAAGGAAGTTTTGAACTTCGTGTATTAAAACCATTCCTGGCAGCATCAAAATTTGTAAGCGGAGACATCCGGAAAAAAGAAGGAATTAAAGGCATCAATTTCTACAAAAACACGGATGTTGCAATTGCAGCATGCAAATTACAAAATCGTACAAAACAAGATGTCCTTTTTTCATTGTCTCCAAACGCAATCAAATACATCAATGATTGCACCGAGGCAGCAATACAAGAATTAAAAAAACAGGCTGAAACCAGGACCATCAAAAACTGGGTATGGGCAATCGGTGGAGACACTGGTAAATTATATATTTCAACAGATGATATTAGTTCTATTGAGAAAAGAATGCGTCCTGTCCTCACTTCTATTGAATATTATATAGAAAATAATCAACACAGAATAGAAAATCTTGAAAAATATAGCCACAAATGCAGCAGAGATACAGCATTATATGCGCCAGATGGCTGGAATGTCATCTCAAACGATGACCTAATGACAATATATAATCAACTGAAATCAGAGGATACACTTCAAGAACAACAGAAAGAAGACACTACTAAACATATCTTCGAAATGGCAAAACAAACAGGAGAAAAACAAATTATCAGACAATGGTCTGAAGAATGCAACGACCCAAGAGAAGAATGCGACATTGATAACATTATAGAATATGCAATGCCAGACGGCAGCACAAAAACAGAACGCTATCACTCATGGTAGAAATATAAAAGAATAAAATAATTAAAATACCAAAAGTTATTTATACCTATAAGTCCTATATATAATTGTAATATCTTAAAAAGAAGGAGAGAAAGAAAATGCACGTAATGTCACAATTCACCAGAGAAGAAATAGAGGAGATGTATAGGGATGATGTAGCAACTAGAGAAAATCTTCGTGTTGCAATCACAGACCAATTACAAAACGATTCATCGAGAAATGAACTCCCATCATTGAATGACATCCTTGATGAATGTGCAAGAAGCCACATTGAACATTATTATGATGGTGAAGATGGAGAAATCCTCGCTGTCAGATATGAATCTGGCACCATATTCTATAATATAGGATTAGATAATAGACTACACGAGGTGGATTCATCATGTCAGTAATAATTGTCTCCAGACATCCGGCGGCAGTACGCTGGATACATTCAAGAGGGTACAACGGTGAGATTGTAGAACACTTCACCGGAAACGCCAATCCTGGCGACATAGTAATTGGGATATTACCCATCCCACTTATCCAACAAATATTATCTGCCGGAGCAGAATTCATTCTCCTAAGTTTGCCCTCAATTGCATTCAGTGAGCGCGGACAGGAACTATCCATCGAAGAGATGGAAGCAGCAGGTGCTGTATTACATAGAGTTGTATCTATAGAAATGGAGCAAGTATAAATGACACGAACAACCGAATTGAACACATTAATATCACAAATGTGCAGTAATATGGAAAATTGTTCTGATTGTGAATTCAATCAGAATGAACCTAATTCTTGCAAACTCAGCAAAATTAAAAAAATATTGCAGGAATAAACCTTCATTATTGGAACGAATTTATAAAAAACTTCGGTTGGTTAGGACAGGAATCCTGTCGAGGTCTAAATAATGTGGGTTCAACTCCCACGACCAACATTAACATATCACGAATCCTAATAAGATTCTTCGCAAAATCTCATAAAATTTTCGTGATATGTTTATAATCATAGTGTGTTCAAAAATCAATTAAATGATTAAAATGGAAAATTGAAACGTAAATTGTCAATACAACATCTACGAAACAACACAAATATAACACACTATGATTTAACAGTAATAATGAAACAGGAGAATAAACAATGAAAATAAATGCAGCATTCGTCATTCATGGCGAGTTAGAAACACTTAATGAAATAGAAAACTTCATAAATAATACAGACGCACAAATAATCTATCAGACAACAAGTGCAGGAAAACTTTTCATAGAGGAACAACAATGATGCAAAAGAATAAAGAAATAGCAGATGCATATGACGAGCACATAGAACATGAAGGTATCGAAGAGATGGAATCCTTCATGGTTGCCCGAGAAAACCAACACACCAAGGATAGGATACTCAAAGAAAATCGCCAATCAGAAGATACTAATCTTCTTTTGGAAGAAGCAATAGATGCTTTACCTATCCTCGATGCAGAAATCAAAATTCTTCAAGCCAAACAAAAACAATACAAAAGTTTAATCCTATCCTCGATAGAACCATCTGAAACCCACGATGGCAAAACCACTCAAGTATTTATCAAACCTGGTGCTCTTCGATTCTCTCATTATTCAGACACCAAAACAATCCTTTCAACAATAGTAGAATCTGATGTAGCAGTATTAGATTGCATAACCTTCAACCGTACAATAATCAACCAGCATATCAAGGATGGTAGATTGCCTTCAACAATTTCCCTTCTAGAAGTAAAGAATCAAATCTCACCGACCCTTGTCTTCTCCCCATTACAGGAGTAATCAAACTAAGAAAACTTAAATGCCAAAAGGTATATAAAACATTAAAACAATATAAATATTGAAAGCAATCGCTTTCAGGAGTAAAAATATGACAGAAAACAACATTCTAACCGAAGAACTTATTGTGGAATCTCTCGGATACTTGAAAGTACCGAAACGATTTAAAGACAAATATCCAGACTGGAAAGACAAAAGTCCATTGGCAACAATGATAGAAACACCAGACAGCATAAAATTAACATATATCTTTTCGAAAGAGGCAGAATAAATGACGACCACAGAACAACTTATGAAAGCGAAACCGCCGGCAGATGTAATTGCCGAACTAAAAGAATTTGAAGCATCAATGAAAATTCCGTTTGCCACCATTAAAACGGAATTCTATAATATCTTAATTCAGCCATACCTGTCCCAGTTCGAGAACACTGATGATAGGTGTCGTCAGGCGTCAAAAATTCTCCTGGCGCAATTTGCAGACAAATTATCATATCAAACTGCAGAAATGGAATTCAAGATAATTGACTTCACTAGTATCAAAACAAAAACTAAAGAAGTTGAAAAAGAAGACCCAATCACGCACCAGATGATAACTGCCATTGAAGAAAGACACATGGCGAAAATATTTGGAATATTTGCAGGTACCGGAGATGACAATGCTTACACAACCAAACTAGGAATTGTAACCTGTTGGGATGATGCGTGTCAGGTTCTTCAAAATATTGAGCGTGATGGAACATACACAGGAAAATTCGGAATCAAAGAATTCGATTCATTCTATGCATTATCGCTAAATGATTTCATAGAATTTGAACCCACAAAATTAGATATTCCGCCAATCAGGGATATGATTACAAACTTTTTCACACCAGTATCAGTGAGTGAAGCAGAATATAATATGACGGACGGATTCAACGACTACAGACTGGTAAAAGGCAGAATTCAGTCATCTAAAATTGCCCTTTCAAAGAAAGGCAACAATTTAGGATACATAACATTGATTGATGATAATGCAACAATTCAGGAAATCAAATCTGAACAAGCATCAAAACTTTCAATCATGTTTAACGATTCACCAGAATTTGCCACAAGATTTTCAACTGGCTCTGAAATATATGTTCTAGTTCAACTTTCAACTAGTGAACAATATGGCATATCTGCGTTTGGACAATTGGTAATTCCCATTATTGGAATCCCAGGAAATTCTACATTGTCTGCCACAAAACCTATCCCTGCCCAACAGCCTGCAACACAAAATGCAATTCCTTCTGAGACACCAGTACAACAGCCAATCATTCCAACTGAAGGAATCCCTGAAGGGAACGCAAGCATATCGGAAAGCAATCCTACGCCCGAAACTAAAACAGAAATTCCAAAACCAGAAGAAATAGCAGGGTGGTAACTCACCCCTCTCTTTTAATATATAGGAGAAACTTATGGCAATATCTGCAGCACCACAACAAAAGAAAACAAAGAAATCTAATATCCAGCCAATATCAGCATCCGACCTAAAATCATCGCCTGTATCTGTAGCAATGATTGGACCAGCGGGTTCTGGAAAATCATACACGGTAATATCCTTGATTGACCACCTAATCTCACTTGGTTTAACACCAGAAGAAATCCACATTGAATACATCGACCTTGATGCAGGACTCGTAGACATATTAAATCAAATATCCTTTCCTGAATCATACTTATCCTCGATAACATATACACTCTGCACTAACTTCTATGATGTAGAAGATGCAACAGAACAAGCATATGCTCGACTAGAATCACACAAAGAACAATATGGATTAATGGGATGTTATATCTTTGTTGATAATATGGATAAAGCATGGGAATTTGCCCGCAATGATGTATGTGAAGCGATTTATGGTATGACGATGACTGATAAAATGAAAGATGCGCGAGCATCACAAGAAAGGGCAAAACGTTCTGGAGCAAAAGGACAAGGTGTTTTCAATCAGCAACTTGACTACGCAATAATTAATCCGCTTCACAACGATTGGGCAGAATCATTCAAAACATGTGGTTACAACTTTGTATGGCTATCACCTTGGCACTATGTAGATGTCAAAGATGCAAATGATAAAGTAGCAGGAGTAGAAACAAGATTCGGTCAGAAAGCAAACGACCTTCGGGTATCATACATAATCAGAAAATACTTCGACGATAAACTAGTACGACGAGCCGACTTCATAAAGTCACGTTCAACACAAGCACTTCCAAAAGGACTTAAAGATGTATCATGGTCTGGACTATTCTCAGAACTAGAAAAACTCGCATCAATTGAGCAACGAGAACGAGAATCAAAAATGCTAACTCGAACCTTTCCCACATTACCAACACAACCCACACCCGACGAAGTAAACACCCAAGTCGAAGTAGAAGTAATAACAACAAGCACAGACGATTGGTAATTATAAACTATGAGGTAAAACAATGTTCACATTAAATACAACAGCAGAACAATTAAAAGAAATGCTATCCTTGATGAGTCTTCCATCATCTAAATATGGACCGCTCTTCGACCCGATAGCACCAACCTTCACACCAGAAGGTCAAGCACATCTAATGACAAAAGATAAAGGAACTTTCCAGATATCAAAATTCTCATCCCTATCCCTATCAGGGATAGATGCACCAACAAAAATTCCACTTCGAGCGTCAAAAATACTTTCATATCTTGACCTCTACTCCGGAACTGATGCAATATCACTTATCTATGACGATATCCAAAAAGAAATCAGAATCATAGACCTTGCTGAAGGAATCAAAGATGATGTCACTATCCCGTCAATCAACACAAAAGAAGTCTACACTACATTTGATGAACTTCCAATCATCCTCGATGATGATGAAAGACCACTCTTCAAGAAAGGCACATTGAAACCAGACATATTAATGACGCTTGATGTATCAATACTTCAGTCTCAAATTAAGAAAGCCGACAAAGTAAATGTTGACCCGAGAATCTTCTATCTCGAATTCCTTGACAACAACAAACTCATTACAAAAGTTGGCGACCCTAACTCCCGAGACAAAGACCGAATCAAATCTGAGACCGAGGTCGTATCCATAACTAAACCCGCGGGCGAATGTAAATGTGCATATGCACTCGGATTCGAAGAAGTCATATCAAATATATTTGGACAAATTGAAATCGTCACTTTAAACGAAGGACCAATATGGATTGAATATTCGACCGAAACATCAAAATCATGTTATCTTCTTGCACCAGCCATATTATAGAGATAGAGATAACAATGTTTGATACAATCGACATGGGGCGAATCAGAGTATCTGAAATTGCCCCATTAATCAAAGGAACCGATTTTGAATTCCTATACGGTGAGGCAAACGATGGAATAGGATATTGCGCCTTCAAATATAATAATATACACCACCATACTATAGCAGTGACAGTAAGAACATCCCACAATACCTACATAAAAATAAATCCAAAACTCATCAAAGGAAACCAAGAACGTTGTCTTGAACACGAAGTTGACCATAAACTAATACTAGCATTCAACTGGAACAAAACAAGAAGCATATACCAAATCCCGAACCATCATATCCTTGATTGTATCAGTAGTATAACATCAACTGGCCATCTTGTATTCAGAAAATCTCTACTGGATTTCAAATTAGAAAATCTAAATGACAAAATTATTAAACTTCTCTAATAAATATGAAACCAATATTAAACTTTTTTGAAACGCCTCGCGCAATGGGCAATCCATTCCAGAAGATTGTTCATACACAAAAAGAAATAAATGAATTCATAGAATCCAATAACGGAAATAATCCCGTATTTACATCGCACAATTCTTATCCCACTTTTCAAAACAATGAACCATATCAAGTAAACATTAACAAATTATTTATTGACCTTGATTCCAAAAAACCAGAAAATGCTCTCATTGATGCTAGAAAACTTGACCAATTTTGCATCGATAACAATATTCCAAATTACTCTGCATTCTCTGGAGCAAAAGGATTTCACATCTATATCCTTCTAAGACCACAAACATACATAATATCACAATATCTAAAAGACGCCACAAAATCAATCCATATATGGCTAAAAAACAATCTCTCACTTAGAACTCTAGATTTAACTGCTGCGGAACCAAAACGACTATGTAGAGTCTGGTACACAAAACATTCTATCCTAAATAAAAAAACAGGTAAACAAACACAGAACGACAACTATTGCTATCCACTAACACGTGAACAATTACATACATGGAATATAAAAACAATCATAGAGCGCAGCAAACGACCTCAAATTATCGCGCCTACAAGGTTTTCTAACACCACCTCATATATAACCATTGACGAATTCATAACAAAATTCGACATTAACACAAAAACCATCCTTGATAATCAATCTATAAATTTCATATCATCGATAATGCCATACAAACCAGTTACAGACGAATTCATAACAAAAATACTTCCACGACCGTGCATCCATTCTCAAATAGTACACAATAATAATCCACCTCATTCAATTAGATTTGCGGCAGTAATACAACTCAAACAATTAGGATACGACCGCAAATGGATATTTGATTTTTTCCAGGCGCGTAATTATATGGATTCACATAATAAATCCACCTGCGCATATCAAATAAATCATATCTTTGACCACACACCCGTATACAAACATCCAACCTGTGCTACACTTATAAAAGATGGTCTTTGTATTGGACAAAAGTGTAAAAAGTATTTTACATAATTAAATAACCAAAAGTTATTTATACCTATAAAACAATATAGTATTGTAAGTAAAATGACTTACAATAAAGGAATAAACAAAATGATTCAATATTTAGGAGAGATTTAAAATGCAAAACGCTAAGAATTATAGAAATAAACAAATAGAAAGATATACAGGATTTAGTAAACATGGTTTAGTTATGGAACTAATCGGTCATTCTGGGACAAATGAATATAGAAAACTTATGAATAAAAATAAAAAAGAACTTGTTAATCTTACTGTAGATAAACATATTGAAGAAATAAAATATATTAAAAATCAAAATTAACCATTCTAAAGAACGGCGACAGAGCGTTGATCGAAGTGGTCTGCAAGGATTGCGGCAGCCCTCTTTTTTATAACGGGGCATAAACATAACCAACAGAGGAAATAATATGAAATTACAACGAAAACTATCAAACGGAGATTGGAGTAATATTGAGGAAAACAATGTTGACCAGTTTTTAACCTGGGCAATAAATTTTGAAAACGACATGGCAGTAAGATTGAATACTCCTAAAATGACCAGAGAAGAGTATATAGAAAAATTACAGTCAGGCGGAAAACTTAATTGGGATTGTGATTGGTATGCACAGATACGGGATGCAGATGCAATTAAACCAGTCGTGGAAAAAACCGTTGAAATGGTCAAATGCTCATGCGGACATACTGTATCAAAAATATCAGTGATGCATGCTAGCCTGGGTACATCTTGCCCAGACTGTTACGATAAATTGTCTTATTAAAAAGGAAGTTTAAAATGCCAAGAATTGTTAATATAAATAATGAACACGGTTCATTAATATCCTGTCCGAAATGTGGAAACCATACCACATTTAAAGCATTATCTGAACAGATTGATAAAGATACTGATGTGGTTTGGGTTGAATGTGGCGTATGTGGATTCGACCCAACCGAAAACAAAACAAGTTATAGATTAAAAGATGTTTTCGGTGGTACGACTGATAATAATGTTTTTGCTGCATTACAGTGCTGGACCGAGGCTATAATAGAATCAGACAAATTTAAGGTGAAATTATGATAAGGATTGACTCAAGAGAGGATGGTGCCACAATTGTGGCATTTAAAAATGCGTGTCATAAAATAAAAATTGATACTCTGGAATCTGGGGATATTGTTCAAGGCGAATATGCCATCGAACATAAGAAACCTGCAGACTTCTGGCAATCACTAAACGATGGTCGTCTCTTTTCTCAAATTGAAAAGATGAGCCTAAATTTCAAAGCCTTTGCGATTGTAGTATCAGGAAATCCCGAAGATATTTTATATAATAATGTGGGAATTGGTGCAATATCTTCATGTATAGTTAGAGGAGCGCCCATAATTTTCTGCAAGAATTTGTCTACTACCGTTAAGGTGTCACTAGCATTATTAGAAAAATGGAACGACGGAAAGAATAGAAATTTTAATCCGTCAATTAACAAGAAATTAACCAAGGATGCGCAACTCAACATCATTACTGGAATTCCAAATATAAGCGAAGTCGTCGGTAACACATTACTAAATCATTTCGGTTCTATCAGGGATATTTGCAATGCCTCGATTGATGAGTTGAAAGCGGTTCATGGTGTTGGAGATGTAATAGCAGTGAAGATATTCAACTCCCTTAATTCTCCGAGATGGTAACATGAGTAGAAAACCTGAAATGTGGACTGACGAGGAATTGAAAATATTAAAAATAGAATATCCGTGGGAAGACATCCCACAATTAGCAAATAAACTCAATAAAAGTGTTTATGCAATCAAAAATAAATCCAGCAACCTAAGTATATTTCGATATCCTCTAAATCTTAGAAGAGGAATTAAATCAGGTGAATTAAATGAAAATGTTTGAAAACATAGATGAGAAATATAAACCAACAAGGATATGTGATATTGTTGGACAGCCACACGTCACGAGGAGAGCACAAAACTATATTAATAAAGGTCAAATGGGACATCTTCTCCTTGCCGGACCGCCTGGGACTGGCAAAACATCGTTAGTTCATGCTCTCGCCCATGAGTTTTATGGTATACATTGGCAAAAAAACTTGTCTACATTTAATGCGAGCAAAAATCGTGGAATCGAATTCATAAGAGGAACTATTGCAGACCTCACATCAATCGAACCCATCGGAGCTGCATTTCAAATTATCTTCCTTGACGAAGCAGACTCATTGACTCCAGATGCGCAAGGGGCTCTCCGAGAAATTATGCAGGCACACACAGCAACAACAAAATTCATTTTAGGTTGCAACTACATAAATAAACTTATTGACCCTATCCAAGACAGATGTAGAATATTCCGGTTTCGACGTCTTCCTCCAGAAGCCATAGAACAAAAATTAATAGAAATTGCTAAACTTGAAAAAGCATCTTTTACACCGGAAGCATTATCATGGATAGGTTCTCATTCAAACGGCTCTCTTCGAACTGCAATAAATCACCTATCAACATATATACAAGAAAGCGAAACTATCACTCTTGACATGGTCCAGGACGATATGCCAATAGTAGACAACACCGATTCAAAAGCAATCCTTGATGCTGCACTTCGAGGCGACATCAAAACATATGAAGAGCGCCTATTCATGCTCTATTACGACAACGGATTTGCATCAGAAGAAATTCTCGATAGCATACTATCCTTGATAGATACATACAATTTCACAGCAGCACAACGAAAATCGCTAATCTATCTAATCGGAGAATATAACTGGCGTATTTCTCAAGGTAGTAACGAACTACTTCAAATGCGATGTTTCTTAAGACTACTGGAGACAATATGAAATCTAAAATAAAAATAATAAATAATAAATGTGATGGATTATATAGTTTCTATTGTTGTGGAATAAACTACGGATATTTTTGTAATCAGAAAAGCGCCGAAAATGCTGCAATAAATATGAAGCACGATGATAAATTACCAATAATTATTTCATTAGGATTTATAGAACATAAGAAATTTATTACGACAATTTGGGTGTAACAATGAATATACCAATAATAGCAGAATCAAAAGTAATCAATAATCGTCAATATATTAGTATATGGAATGAAGGTAAAGAATCATTAATTGACCCACCTTTCCTCCCGTACATACTCGTAAAGAAACAAGTTAAACTTACTGTCGAGCCAGCACTAGTTGAACAAATAACTGTAAAACCTCTCTCCACACTAAAAGAAGAAAAGTGGTATAAATATTCATTTCCGAATACAGAATACTTGAAGAGCATAAATAAAAGTATTCTTCAATCTCGTTTTGATATGGCAAAAATTCAAAAATTGTTCGCTGAAACAAAAATAGAATTTCGAGAACGCATTCTAATTGACCAACCAGATTGGTTTAAACAATTTCCACAAATAAAAAATCCTGCACCATTCTGGTTTGATATTGAAACAGCCACAAAAGACGGTGCAGACCTTCAAAAAGTGATATCGATTGCATATGCTGGACCTGACAGAATAATTCATTCAAAACAAATATCATATACTGCCCCAGATTCAGACGAAAAAGAACTCATAATGTGGTTCTTCCAAGCCATCAAGGATATTGACCCTGACATTATTGCCGGATATTATATGAAAGATTTTGATTTTACATATCTATTTAATCGTTCTGTTCAACTCGGAATTAATTATCAGACTATTGCTAGAAATAATTCTGTAATCTACTACAATGAAGGGAAATATATAAAAATGAAAGTGGGTGGTAGAATCCTATACGATATCCTTGATAGCGTCAAGGGCGACCAAACACTATTCGGCATCAAAAGTAGAGGATTAAAATCATTTGCAAAGTGGATGAAATTTGAAAACGTAATAGAAGAAGATACATCTAGTACAATCGATATTCCACTCGATAAATTAAAAGAATACAATGAATCCGATGTGCTTCAAACTATGAGAGCATATGATATATATTTCAACAACATAATTACTCAGGCTGAAATGTTCGGAGTTCCTCTCAACATGATTATGGAATCCACATCATCATTTCTAGCAAATATATTTCAAGGTGTTGGAATTCATAAACGAGGTATAATTAGTAATGGTACTAATTCTCATAGACACCCAGAAATATTTGCCCGTAGCGGTGAAAAAGATTCAAAATATCAAGCAGCATATGTAGACATCTATAAAACAGGACACTTCGAAAAAGTCTGGAAAATAGATTATAAAGGACTGTATAATTCAATTGAAATTACTGCTAACATATCCCCAGATACAACCCGCATTGTTCGATATGAACCATTCAATGCTAATGGATTCAAATTCGAGAAAATCAATGATACAATTCTATATCATATCCCAGATACAAATATAAATAAAGTTGTGGTCATCGAAGTTGATAATAGTTTTGATGGATTACTAAGAGTCGAATTAAAAAAGATTCGTGATGCAAGAACAGAAATTAAAAAGCAAATGAAAACTTGTACACCAGAAGAATTGCCTCGACTAGAATCACAACAGTGGAATTATAAAGTGCTCGCTAATATCCCATCTGGATATAACGGAACATCGTTTTGCCAGTGGGGCGACATCTCGGTATCCATTCTAACCGTTGGGATTGGAAGAGTTCTTATCAAGGATACGCTTGAACATATCGCAAAAATATATGGAGATATATCGATTGAAGTTGATACCGATGGTGTCTATACCAGCGCCTGGGTGGACGTTAACTACCTGAATAAATATCTAGAAAATCGAGTAAAAGAATTATTTGGGGTAACCAATGAACTTGAACTAGAATTGGAAGAGTTTAATCAAGGATATTTTATAAAAATGAAAAACTACATCCTATATTCAACTAAAGGCGACCTCATCATACATGGAGCCGCACTAAAATCAAGCAGACAACCACACTGTTTTGACAAATCTCTAGAACTATTAGCAAAAACTGTTCTACTTCAAAATACATCAATCAAGGATACAATTCAGACAATCCTCGATATTGATAATTATTCTAGAAAAGATTTGGTACTTAGGACCACATTAAATAAGCCACCATCGCAGTATTCAGCATCTTCATTCTGGGGAAAACTTATAACACAAGCAGAAAATCTTAATATGCCTATGAAAGAAGGTACTCAAATTGAATACATAAAATGTACATACGGATATCAACTCACCCGCACCGTACAATCAAAGCGCGAAGTAGATACAACCTATTATCAGACATTGCTAAAGCGCCTAATCACAAATTTTGGACTAGAAAAAGAATTGCTAGAAAAGAATACTCAAACATTAGATGAGTGGGTATAATTTTAAACCAAAAAGTATTTAATGTTTTAAAATAATATAAGATAACTATGAGGAACAATATGTTAGAAAATGAAATATTTAATTGTGATAGTTTAGAATTTCTAAAAAAGTTTCCGGACTACCATTTTGATTTAAATTTCTCTGACCCTCCATATGGACTTGGTTCTGAAATAATAATTGATTCAAATGGAAAACCAAATTATTCTAAATTAAGTGATATTACAAATGACTGGAAAATGCCAGATGGTGAATATTGGGAAGAATGGTTCAAGGAATCATTCAGAATTTCTAAATACGGTGGTAGAGTAATAATGTTTGGCATGGACAGACAACTCTTATTATTCAAATACTATGCAAAATTAGCAGGATTTTCAGAACAACAATCACTGTATTGGTATTTTATATCTAATTTTCCCAAATCTAGCAATTTAAGTGCAAATATTGATAAAAATGCCGGCATTAAAAAAGATAGAATACAAATACGCGATTTTACTAATAATAATATAAGTTATGGTGAATATAAAGGGTTTGTTGATAGTAGATTTGAAAATAATAATATACCAATAACAGATTTAGCAAAAAAATATGCTGGATACAAATATTCAATCAGTCCATTGAAACAGACTAATGAAACTATTATGGTATTTCAAAAACCATATAAATATGATTCATGTCTTCATGATACAATTAAATATGAAGATGGTGACAAAGAATGCTCTTGTGGTGCATTAAATATTAATAATGGTAGAGTACCAACAGACGATAAATTAAATCAAAAGTTGACAATTAATAAAGGCACGGATATACTAAAATTTAGTAAAAGTAAATTTAGAGGTTCAATCAATGATGATTATTTGTATGGTCGTTATCCAAGCCAAACATTTGTTGATTTGGATTGTGCAAATATCCTTGATTCACAAGCCGAATCTAAATCAGATAATGAGATGGATAAAATATTTAAAAAAGATTCAAATACAAATTTTAACGGCAAAGGTGAATGCTCAAAAATACTTCATACCTGTAGATATGAAACAGGTGAAATGGATTTGTATATATTTGATTCTAAAGTTAACAAACGCGAAAGAAATGATGGATGTGAAAATATTGAACAATTAGATGATTCAAATACATCACACAAAAATATTCATCCTACATTAAAACCAATATCACTTAATCATAAAATATTAGAATTATTTAAAACACCAAATAATCAAACAGTGATATATCCATTTGCAGGTGCTGGTTCTGAAATAATTGGTGGCATTGAAGTCGGGTTTGACAAGTGGTATGCATGCGAAATAAATTCAAAATATATTGAAATCGCAAATGAAAGAATCAAACACTGGGATTACAAAAACGAAATAAAACAGAAAAAGATATCTATCATTGTTAATACGGATAAAGCACTAAGTGAGTGGATGTAAAATGAACTATCTTGGAAACGAACAAGCAGTCACAATTTTTGACCAATATCTCAATCAATTTGGAAAAGAGAAGAATCGTGGCTTATTGCTTGTTGGTCGTCCTGGAATCGGCAAAACATTCTTGACTGCAACAATGGCTGAGAAATATGGATTAGAATATGATATTTTCAATGCTTCTGCCAAAAGGAGAAAAGAGGAAATCAAAAGAATTTATCTCCATACTCAGATGAAAGACTCCCGATTAATCGTTCTAGATGAGTGCGAGGGAATGAAGACCGCCGACCTCAAGAAACTAATTCAGAAATCTAAACATCCAATAGTTCTCTGCAGCAACTTCATCGAAAGTATCGATTACTCAATAAAACAATTATGCCAGGTAATATCAATATCCAGACCACCGTGGTGGACATTCAAACAATACATGATAGAATACTCCACTAACCAAAATATTCCAATCGATACACCTATCCTTGATGGCTTAGCAAAGATATGTCAATCATATCGACATGCACAACGATTAGTTGAAGACCCAGATGATGAAGGAATTCCTGATTCATTATCAGAAATTGACCAAGTTGAATTATCTCTTCGAGGGCATCGAATACCACATTTTAACATGTCTCCCGATAAACTCATCAACTGGATTAATGATAATTCCAATGACCCAGACACAATTTCTAGAGCCGACATCATGTTAGAATATTCTTATCTCAACTCATATCGATATTGGAAATATGCATACGGACTCCTCAACACCATCCGAAGTAATCAGCAAGTCTCATTTCCATCATCTTTCATCCGAATGGGAAAAGTAAAGAAAGCACACAATGACTCCTCATCAGACATAGTAGCATCAGGAGCAGCAATACTCCTAACAGAATCCGACTTCGATACTATCCTTGATGAGATAGACACAGAATATTCGCATATCATTGATGTTGAAGAAGATAAGATATTTGTAGATGAGCCTGTACCAGTAATAGCAGACATGGAGGAATGGATATAATGAAGAAAATTGGAAATGAATTATTGAAAATTTATACCGAAGAATATCAGTACGATAAATGTATTGAAGAACTTGCAGAATTGATTGTGGCACTCAGCCATAAAAAACAAAACCGTACCTATAATAGTATAGTATTGAATGAAATTGCGGATGTTGAAATATGTCTCGAAACAGTCAAACTGCTCTTAAATGATGCTGGAAATTATAATCAAATACTCAATGATAAATTAATAAGAATTAGACAACGTGAAGGATTGATTTGATGGTCAGTGCGAAAAAGACTGGAAAGGATTTTGAAAAGCGAGTAGCAGAACGACTTGAATGTTGGGGAGCAGATTGTAGAGTAGTACCTTTTAGTGGTGCTGGAAAATATGAAAAAGGTGATATTCAATCAAGGATATGTGGAATTGATTTCTTGATTGAATGTAAGAAAACGAGAGGAAAAGAGTCATGGACATTAGAACGAACAATGTTGGAAAAGATTGAAATGCAAGCAAAGAATGAGAACCGAGAACCATTACTCGTATTTGGATTCAATCATTCAAAACTATATTGTACTCTCCCATTAGAACAATTATTGAAATTATTATATAGGTGATAAATGAGAATAAATATAGCAGTATTAGGTTCAATCAGTGGAATGTTAGGAGCAACTTTTGTAGCAATAGAAAAACCATTTTGGGCTAATATAATATGGTTTATTGGAAATCCGCTACTAATATATCACAACTATAAAATACACGAGAAAGCACAAATGTATATGTTCGCATATTATATTGTATGCGCAACATTCGGAATAATTTATCATTATATAGGAGAATAAAATATGTTTCCAGATTTAAAAGATACAGATGAAGAGTTTTTAAATGGTGCAGTTCGGTCACTATATCAGATATTTGAAAGAAAATATGATGGTACTGCAGCAATGATATCTATCAAGGATGGTAAATTGACTATTTATGGCAGAGGAATATTAAAAGACGGTAGTCAACAGGATTATACTGAAAAGTTTCCTGAATTACGAGATGAAATAATTAAGGGATGGTTTGATGATTGTGAAGTATTGGGCGAGATTGTGGTCTTTGAAGACCATGACCAAGAATCATTTAATATGCTTCAATCCAGAACAAATAGAACGACAGACATCGAGAAATATGCTGAAAAATATCCTGCAACATTCATAGCATTTGACATCAAAAGTTATGGTGGAAAGAATCTTGAAGATGTTCCATTCCGCCATCGAAGACGAATGTTAGCCGATTTAATACCAAAAATTCCATTTGTCATGATTATAAAACAATATGATACACCAATAGATAAATCATCATTGATAATACAAATGAAAGAAAATAATTTTGAAGGCATCGTCATCAAAAGCGGTGGTGCAAACTGGGGTAAACAACAGTATAAATTTAAACCTGTATTAACAGAAGATGTGTTTTGGGATGGAGAATTTGTTCCTGGAAAGGGAAAGAACGAAGGACTAGTAGGTAGTCTTATTTGCTATCAATATGTTAATGGTTCAAAAATGGAAGTTGCAAAAGTTGGCGGCGGCATCAATGATATTCTTAGACGAGAATTGACCAGAATGGTAAACGAGAAACTTATTACGAAAGATAAACCACAGACTATTGAAATCCAGGCACATGAACTATTAAAGTCTGGTAAAATGAGATATCCGCAATTTATTCGGTTCCGGTCTGATAAATCAGCAAAACAATGTACTCGAATCCTACAAGTTAATATTGATAATAATTCTGACCTGAATAAATGGATATAATC